TCGTATTGGACTGCTGATGGCTGGGTCTACGACCCGCCACAGTATGGTGTCAACGGTGTGTACACATTACTGACACGGTTGAACCAAGCCACAGGGTCTTTGACGGTTGAAGTAACGGCTGGTGATATATTTACATTCAGACAGTATTCAATTGATTCGTGCTGTCAGCCGGGTCACTTAACGATAAGCGACCTTTCATTATGGGAATTTACAACAACATCCACGACCCCAACAACGACGATAGTTACTACTACTGTTCCCGAAACGACTGTCCCTGTCACGGTCACGACTTCTACGACAGTTCCAGAAACCTCAACCTCAAGTACGAGTACAACGACGAGCACGACGTCTACTTCAACTACGACAACCACGACGACAAGTACGACGACTACAACGTCGTCGACGACAACTACTACAACAACAAGTTCAACTCTTCTAGCACCCGTTGAAATTTACGTTCCTGAAGAGCCTGAAGAAACAACGACAAGCACCACAGAGCCAGTAGAAGAGGAACCCATTCCAGAGGAGACGCTTCCAGAAGAAACAACCACGACAGTTGAAGAAGTGACCACAACAACTGAGGAAGTGACCACAACATCTGAAGCACCTGAAGAAACTAGCACAACGGTAGAGCCAGATTTGGAGCTAGATTTAGAGCCATTGGCTGAAGAAGAAGTAGAGGCTTTGATTGCTGAAGCCACAACTGTGGAAGAACTTCAGGAAGCCCTAGAGGAGTTAACCCCTGAACAAGTTGAGCAGGTTGTTGACCAGATTCTGGAACAGGAAGAACCACCTACCCCTGAGCAGGCTGTCGCTTTGGCGACTAGCCCAGAGGTGCTGTCAGTTGTCACCCCACAGCAGGCGGTTGAAATCTTTGAGTCTTTGAATGTGGCCGAAATAAGCGAAGAAGAAAAGACTGAGGTCACAGAGGCTGTTCAGTCCGCACCCGTAGAGGTGCGACAGGCATTCGAAGACACCATTGACATTTTCTCTGATGACTTTGGGGACTACGTTCCACTTGGTTCTGCTGTGCCAGTAGATACCCGTCGCACCCTGATTGCCGTAGCAGCTGGTGCTACAGCCATTGCTGTGTCCTCACGCAAGCCGTAACGAACTGGGCTATTAGCGTGAAGAAACTTCTATCTGAAATCCATGCTTTGACTTGGACACTTGCAGGTACCGGTATGGTGCTTATCACGTTGTCTGGTCAGACCAAGGTTTTGGGTTGGGGAATCACCGTAATAGCCGTGATAATCCATTTACTCGGCGTAATGTTCAAGGAGAACAATGAATAAGGCAAAAGATATTGCAGGCAGAATTGTTGCACTTTTCCTCACCAACGCCCTCGGCGTTGTGACTGGTGCTGCAATTATCGCTCCAGACCTAGAAGTATGGAAGTCAGCTCTTATCGCTGGCGCAGTATCCATTTTCAAGGTTGCAGAACAACTTGCAAAAGCAAGCATTGATGGTGTTCTTACCAAAGATGAAATTAATGCAGCATTTGGTGCAACTCCTAAAAAGATTGCAGCAAAGAAGGCAGCCGCTAAGAAGGCATAATGGAACTCACTGACCTTCTCAATGAGAAGGAGTGGAGGAAATGCAAAGGTAGTGAAGGTGCGACCACAGATGAATTTGTGGCTGCATTTTCACACTTTTGTGCTACCCATTGGATGATTCGACACCCTGAGCGGGGTCGTATTAAGTTTGTCTTGCGTGAAGCTCAAGAGGAAACTGTAAGAGTCTGGATTGACTCTCGCTACAGCATTGTTTTGAAGGCACGACAGATTGGGTTCTCTACTCTGGCTGCTGCATTTACATTCTGGGAAACATTCTTTTGGGCTGACCGCTTTACGGTCATGCTTTCACGTACAGAACGTGAAGCATCCAAGTTGTTGCAGAAGACCAAGTATGGCTACAAGATGCTTCCTGCGTGGATGCGTGTTCGTGGACCAGACCTACTTTCAGACAACCAGTTGAAAATGGTGTTTGCTAATGACTCTGCCATTGAGTCTTTGCCATCCGGCAATGACCCTGCTCGTGGTGAATCTGTTTATCGGGTAATCATTGACGAAATGGCGTTCTTGCCCAACGCTGAAGAAGCGTGGGCATCTATTGAACCTATTGCCGACGTTGGTGGTCGTGTTATTTGTTTGAGCACAGCCAACGGTGAGGGCAATATCTTTCACCAACTGTGGGTTGGTTCACAAACTGGCAACAACCGATTTACTGGTGTGTTCTTTCCGTGGTCTGCTGGAGACCGTGATGAAGACTGGTACGAGGCTAAGAAGCGTGACCTTCCTGACTGGCAGTTGGCACAGGAGTACCCGGACAATGCTGAGGAAGCCTTTATCCGTTCTGGTCGTCCTGTGTTTGACCTTGAATCCCTTAGGGGAATTGAACCAGTTGACCCAGACCGTGGTTACTTGAAGAATGAAATGGGTAAGAACAACTACACATTTATCAATGATGGCGGGGCTTTATCTATATATGAGTTCCCAGATATTGGGGAAATATATGTTATTGGAGCTGACGTTGCAGAAGGCTTGGGCCATGGTGACTATTCATCAGCCCATGTTATTTCTGCAAACACAGGGTTAGTAGTTGCTCACTGGCACGGGCATGTGGACGCAGATTTGTTTGGAGAGGAAATACTTCATGCAATTGGATTCTTTTATAATTATGCATTAGTTGGGATTGAGTCCAATAACCATGGTCTCACGACCATCAAGGCTTTGCAGAGAACTGGGTACAAGAACATTTATCGTTCTAGGAAGCTTGGTCAAAGAAACCCAACAATTACCGAGACGATGGGTTGGAGAACGACTTCGGTCTCCAAGCCATTGGCTATTGACGAACTTAATGCCTCGATAAGAGACCAGGCACTTTGGCTTTACGACCACAGTACAATTGCAGAATTAAGAACATTTGTTCGTGAAGCAAACGGTAAGATGCACGGTTCACCCCATGATGACCGTGTTATGTCTTTAGCAATTACCAACCAGATGTTGAAATACGTTTGGCTTCCTGAATACAGGCATGATGCATCTCCGGTAAAGAACACTTTGGGTTGGTGGGAAAAGTTCATAATGAAGCCAGAAGTTGAAAAAGAAATGCACATTGGTGCATTTAACTCCAGAGAGTAACGAAGTATGTCTATAGTTATGAAAGAATTCCGATGTTTAGAGTGTCTAAATGTGTTTATGGACTCAGAATTGCCACGTCGTGGCTCTATCTGCTTTAAGTGCCATATTAAGTCAGTCCGTCTTGGATTTACTTACGGACAAGAAGACTTCCACGGCCCAACCGTAAAGGAACGGGCAGATGAGCAGGTTCGTGTAGCCAAAGAGGCTGGCATAACTGCCGAGCCAGTAGGCAGTCGTTGGGTTTGAGATGGAGATGGTCTGGGTTCCAATTATCGTCGCAATCATCTCAGGACCGCTCGTTGTGGTATTACAAAAACTTAGGAAAGAAAACACCAACCAACATGCGGAAGGACAAATCCTTCTTCGCATGGTTGGCACAAAAGTTGACAAAATAGCTAGCAAGCTTGACAACCATATTGGTTGGCATGAAGGTAAGAAGGAAGACTAATGGCACGAATTTCTAATCAGGAACTCATTACCAAATACCGTGGCAAGATAGAGCAATCACGACGTTGGCGTCGTGAAGAACGATATGACGACCTTTGGGGTCGCATGGTTGACATGTATCGTGGCAAACACTACAAGACACAAATGCCAGAAGACCGTTTGCTTGTCAACATGGCTTTTGCGACAATTAACGTTATTGCACCAAGCGTTTCTGTTAACTATCCAAAGATTGTTGTTAATGCAAAAAATGTCGAAGATGCACCAAAAGCGGTAATCACAGAAGAGATTGTGAACTATTGGTGGAGGCATTTTGAGTGCCAACGTGAGTTCCGTCGTTCAGTAAAAGACATGCTTATTTGCGGACATGGATGGTTGAAGACTGGTTATCGTTTTGTTGAAAAAGGTGTTGAAGATTATGACACTGCAGACGAAATGGCTACTGCTGAATCAATAACGGAATCAGAGCTTATTATTACAGAAGACCGACCATTTGTTGAGCGTATTTCACCATTTGACGTTTTTGTGGATGCAGACGCAACATCAATGTCTGATGTTCGCTGGATTGCCCAACGGATTCGTCGTCCCTTGAAAGACGTGAAAAAGGACAAGCGTTATAACTCTGCTGCTCGAAACGAAGCAGCACCATCACACTATTCAAAGTGGAGTGTTGACGAATGGCGTGGAAGTTTGCGACCACGACGTGGAGACAACCCAGATGATTCATATGTTGAAATCTGGGAATACTACGACATTGACCGTGACACTATTTCGGTATTTTGTGACGGTGGAGACAAGTTCTTGATTGCTCCAACCAAGATTCCATTTGCATTTGGTCATCCATTTGTAATGTTGCGAAACTATGACATTCCAGACCATTTCTACCCAATGGGTGAATTAGAAGCAATTGAACCATTGCAGATGGAATTGAACCAAACTCGTACACAGATGATGAATCATCGTAAGCGATTCTCACGCAAGTGGCTTTACCGTGAATCCTCTTTTGATGCAGACGGTCGTGCAGCCCTAGAATCCGATGAAGACAACGTACTTGTACCTGTTATCTCTGAAGACGGATTGAGCAACGCAGTTGTTCCAATGCCGGCAGTTATTAGCCCACCAGAGTTTTACAACCAGTCGGAATTGATTTCAAACGATATTAACCAGATATCTGGTGTTTCGGAATACATGCGTGGTGCTTTGCCAGAAATTAGGC